CGAAAGTCTACGAGACAAAGAACATTGGTATCGTTAGAGCAACTAACGTATCAACACAAGACTAGGAGTAATTAATTATGCCAAGTCAATTTGAAGTTACTGCAGGCAAGCTTACAGGACCTGCAACTGGTGGTACAGTTACCCAAGCAACAAACAAGGGTACAGGTGTAACTCTGAACGCAGAGTCAGGTCAGATCACCATGAACAATGCAGCTTTGGCTGCGGCTGCAGAAGTATCATTTACAGTTACTAATGATAAAATTGCTGCGACAGATGTTGTAGTAGTTAATCATGGTTCTGCTGGTACTGCTGGCAGTTACCTTGTAGCTGCAAACACTATTGCTGCTGGTTCTTTTGCAATCACAGTTTCTAATGTTTCTGGTGGTTCATTAAGTGAAGCAATAGTTATTAACTTTGTTGCTTTAAAAGGTGCATCTAGTTAATGGGAATCTTTGCTTTTAGGCGAATGAGAGAACAGGAGACTACCAAATCGGTAGCTCCTGTACCTCAACAAAAAACAAAACGTAAGCCAAAAACAAAATCAAATGGCAATCACGATAGACGCAACAGTGGGGGGAGCCTCAGCAAATAGTTATATAACTTTGGCTGACGCTAATTCAATCATTGAAGGATTAATTCTTGATGATGACGTATCCGCATGGGACGGTTCGTCAAATGATAATAAAAATAGAGCTTTATATACTGCTGCAGTAAGGGTTGATCGAGAAAGATTTTTAGGTGCAAGAGTTACAGATACCCAAGCACTGCAATGGCCGAGAACTGGTGTAAGAAAACCAGATACTTATATCAATACCTATGCAACAGGTTTTCCATTTCGCATATCAACTGATTATTTTACAGATACAGAAATACCAGAACAAGTTAAAAAGGCACAAGTTATATTGGCTGTTTACTTGAATAACAACAGAGATGGTTTAGGATTAAGTGGTCTTGAAGATTTTAAAAATGTAAAAATTGGTAATCTTGATGCAACACCGAATTTTTTTGGTTCGGTTGGTGCAGATAGAGTACCACCACTTTTCGAAAGATACTTTACTGGATTGAGAATAAGTGGACCCGGCAACATCGCTATTAAAAGGAGTTAATTATGAGCTATTATCCCGCTGCAGTTATTATCAACGATACCAGTGCTGTAACAGGTAGATTTGGTTGTATTCAAGCATTAAAAGATTCAGCCATTGCAACTTTAGTTGCTGAAAATATTACTGGTGATCTTACAAGTATTGATTTGAAATCAAACTGTAAAATTGAAGGTGTTATAACTAGCATAACTCTTTCAAGCGGTACAGTTATTGCTTATAAAATCTAATGGCAATATCTTCTGGATTAAAAAAAGCAGCATCCAAAGTGATCGGCAAATTTGGAGGTAGCATTACCTACAGAAGAGTTACCACTGGCATTTACAATACTTCGACAGGTACGATAAGCGAAACCAAAACTGATTCATCCATCAAAGGTGTTTTGGATGTAGTTTCAACATCAGAAGTAAGCGATGCAATAACGCAACAAGACAAAAAATTAACAATTGCTGCAAAAGATATTTCATTCACCCCGACCAATAAAGATCGAGTAGTAATTGCAGGTGTAGAATTTAAAGTGATAGCAATTAATACAAATGAATTAGATAATACTGCTATTACTTTTGATATATTTTTAAGATGACCAGAAGAATAAAAGTCACACAGATTGATGATGTTTTTAAAGATGCAGTTATACAATTGGTACAAAAAACCACGTTAAAATGGACAACATTATCAAAAAAAGCAACCCCAAGTGTTACAAATAATTTAAGAGGCTCATGGCAAACTGTTATAAAACCATTTGAAGGTACTATTTTTAATATTGTTGAATATGCTGAACCTGTCATCTTTGGTACGTCATTACCACCAAGTTGGAAAGGTAGATACAGAACAAGAAAAAATACAATTAAAGGTTTTCCTTTGTTGCAAGCAAAACAACTGACAGCACAATATATACCAACTGAATTAGCAAAAATAATCAGGAGAGGATAATGGCTGCAATTGATTTAAATACAGTAAGAAAAACTATTGAATCAAGGGTAAAAGACGAATTTAGGACTGGAAAACCTATTACTTTGGTGTTCAACAATATACCCTTTGATGATTCATCTGCAGATCAGTATGTTCAGTGTATTACAAGCTTTGGTTCGGGCGAATATCTAACGCAAGAAGCACCTAATTCAAGCACTACTTCAACAAATTTGGTTGTAGGTATTCTTGTTTTTAACATTTACACAAAGCAAGGTATTGGTGCTGGTGATAATTTTGCGATTTGTAAAAGAATCAGAAATTTATTTAACAGAATTACTGTGTCAGATATAAGATTTGATGCTGCTGAGGGTCCTGAAATATTACAATCAAGTCCAGAAGGCAGATTTCAGACACAGATTAGTATTACATTTGAGTTATATGAAGCACTTACACCATGATTGAAATTACTGAGGAAATGCTAGATGCTATTGAAGCAGTTAAAGGTAGAAGAGAGCCTCAATATTGGGATCCACAATGTAGAAGATATATGGAAAAAAATAAGAAGGCTGTAAAAAAACCAAAAAAAGGTTAATATAATTATAAATCTTATTTTTTATTGTTATGGCTGCTGTTAAAGGTGATGTAGGCCAAGTCAAATTTGATGACGGTGGTTCTTCTGTAAACCCTGTGCTTGGAACTAGATCTTGGTCAATGTCTATCACAAAAGACACACAAGAAACTACAGTTCAAGGAGATACCTTTAAATCTTATGTAGGTGGTTTAATTGAAGGAGAAGGAACTGCAGAATTAGTTTATGATGATGCAGCTTCTGGTGAAACTGCAACATTTGTAGACGCAGCATTAACAACAGGTGACGCAGGTACAGCTTCATTTGAACTGTTCCCAAACAGTGCAAGCGGAACAAAGAAAATAAGTTTTAGTGGTTTGGTTACAAACTTCGAACAAAGTTCTGCTTTAGGTGATGTTAATACTATTACCATTACATTTAAGCCAAGCGGTACGATTACATCAGCAATCTAAATAATTTATGCCAACTCAAAGAACCGCAGACATTCTTCTTGAAGCGTTTAAAGATGAAATGGTTTCAAGAAGAAAATTTGAAGTTAAAGATTCAAATGATAAAGTTTTAATGACTTTATATTTTAAACCTATAACTAGATATGCAAGGGTTAGGGCGCAACAATTAGCAGGTTCAGATGATGCTTTAATTATTTCAACTCAACTTTTATGCCAAATGGCAGAAAAAGAAGATGGTACACCTGCTTTTGATATGTCAGATGCTGCAATATTACAAAGATCTTTACCAGAAAAAGTTTTAAATGATCTTGAACTATTTTTAAATAATATTCAACTTGATGTTGATTCTGCAAAAAAAGAATAAAGGGGGATAACTGGTTAAGATTTGAGTTTTTCCTAGCAACAGAACTTGGCAAAACAGTTGAGGAACTTAGAAAAAGTTTGTCTGAAGTTGAATTGCATTATTGGGCTGCATATTATGAAATAAAATATGACGAAGAAAAAAAAGCAACACTACGCCAAAAGCGATATTCAAGGTAATATAGAATAAAGTCTTTTTTTATTTGTGGCAGAGGCAGTTGTTACCTTAAGAGTTGATGCCACAAGTGCTACAACTGCATTAAGGAACGTACAGAATCAAACTAATAAATTATCAAATGCTTCAAGAGGTGCAACCAAATCTTTGCATGGCACATCTGCCGCAGCAAAAGGTTTAGGTACAGCATTAGCAGCTTCACTTGGTCCTATTGTTTCTATCGCCGGTGCATTTGCTTTATTAAATAATAGTATTGGTACATTTTTAGCAAGAGACAGAGATATAAAAATACTTGAGCAAGGTTTAAAAAACTTAGGTGCAGGTAAAACTCAACTTGCTGAATTACAAGAGGTTGCGGATAGATTTGGTAAAACCACTTTATTTAATCAAGAAGATTTCACAAGAGGTTTTAACCTACTTACAAGTTTTAGAAATATTGGTGTAGACGCTTATGAACGTGTAGCACAATCTGCTGCAGACATTGCACAGGTAAACCAAGTAGATGTCAGTACTTCATTTATGCAACTTGCCAAAGCATTGCAAGACCCCGAAAGAAACTTATCTAATTTAAATCGTTCAGGTATTGCTTTCACAAAAACACAGCAAGATGTAATTAAAGAATTAATGAAAACAAATAAGGTGGCTGAAGCACATAAGATGATCTTAGATATTGTTGATGAAAGTTATAACCAATTAGCACAAGCAGCTGCAGGTGGGTTTGCAGGTTCAGTTGATACTTTAGGCGAATCATTTAGAGACTTTAGTGAAACGTTAGGAAAGTTACTTGTGCCAGTAATTCAACCAGTTGTGGAAGGTTTGACAAGTTTATTAAATTTTTTAAATACAGAAGGTGGTCAAGCGACCATGATTTTACTCGGTATTGGTGGTGCAGCTAAAGCTCTTTCATTAGTATTGCCTGCCTTGAGTGCTGGTATGTTAAAAGTTGCTGCAGCAGGTGGTGTTTTAACTATTGCGTTAAATGCAATACCTTTTGTAGCTCTTGCAACAGCTGCGGGATTACTTACAACTGCAATAATTAAAACAAGAAATGAACAGAAAAAGTTTCAAGATTTAATTACTTCAGGGGCTGAAGAAGAGGTCACAGATGCTTATGAAAAACAACTTGAATTACTTGAAAAATTAAGAAAAGAAGCACAATCAGCTTCTGGTAACGCAAAAAGAGGTGCTGCTAGAAAAATCAAAGAGGCACAAAAAGAACTTGAATTACTAGAAACAAGAATAAAAACATTAAATGAAGAGAAAAAGATTACTGAAGAAAAGAAAAAACAAAATGAAGAGAATAAAAAAGCAGAAGAATCACTCAAAAAACAACAAGAAGAAACAGAAAAATTGAAAGAAAAAATGACTGCTGTTGGTGAAGAGATTGAAAGCAGTATCAAAAATAATCTTCGAGATGCAATTACAGGTGCAAAAACTTTTGGTGAAGCAATGACTAATGTATTAAACCGCATTCGAGATAAGATACTTGATGCACAGATAGACAAACTTATTGGTGGTTTTGGAGAAGCATTTGGTAAAAGTGCAAGTGGTGGTGAGAGGAAAGGGCTTGGCGGTATTCTTGGTGGGTTGTTTGCGAATGGCGGGCAACCTCCTGTAAATAAAATTTCAGTAGTAGGTGAAAAGGGACCTGAATTATTTGTGCCGACATCAAAAGGTACAATTATTCCTAATGGTGGATTTGGAGGTGATTCAGTTACAAATGTAATTACTGTAAATGTAGATGCTAGTGGTACATCAGTTCAAGGTTCAGATGCTGAAGGAAATGAACTTGGTCAACAAATAGCAATTGCTATACAATCAGAAATAGTTAAACAGAAACGAACAGGAGGGTTATTAGCATAATGGCCACATTTCCTTCTATAAATCCACAGTATTCAACACAAGAAACTGTTAATCAAAATAATCAACTGGTTCAACTTGGTGATGGTTTTCAACAAAGATTAGTCTTTGGCTTACCTGCAAACCAAAGACTAATAAATTTAAATTTAACTTTTAACGTAACAACCTCTGATGCTTCTACAATTGATACTTTTTTAAATGAAAGATTTGATGATCAAGCAAGTTTTGATTTTACACCTCCACATCATTCATCAGCACTGAAATTTATTTGCACAAGCCGATCAAGAACAGCAATACTTTCTAACCGTGTAATTATGAATTTAAGTTTTCAACAAGTAGCAGAACCCTAGATGGCGATACCTACATCTGAATTACAATCAATAAACCCAAGTTCAATCATTGAACTTTTTAAACTTGAACTTGTTGAAGGTTTGCATTATGCGAGTGGTAATCCATCTTCAGTTCCTACAGTGTTTAGATTTCACTCGGGTACAAGTATGAACAGCAATGCAGATATAGTTTGGCAGGGAGATACATACCAAAAGTTTCCAATAAATGCAGAGGGTTTTGCTTTCAAAGGTACAGGTCAAACACCAAGACCAACATTACAAATGAGTAATTTAGGCGGTATTACTAGGTCTGGTAGTGTAATTACAGTTACTGATTTAATGATCATTGTAAATTTAACCACTCCTCACAATGACTTGCTTAATGCTACATTAAAAAGACTACAGGTTTTGGCAAGCAGTCTTGATAATGCAAATTTCAGTAGCGGTTCAAATCCTTTTGGCACACCTAATTCAAATGAATTACCTCAAGAAACATTTGTAATAGATAGAAAAACTCTTGAAACTAGAGATATAGTAGAATTTGAATTGGTATCTGAAATTGATACTGAAAATAAAAAAGTACCAGCAAGACAAGTAACAAGAAACGAATTTCCTGCAGTATCATCATTTTTAAACAGATAAATGGAACAGTGGAAACTTGATGCTTTTGACCATGCTAAGGAATGTCAACCTTTAGAATGTTGCGGTTTATTGGCAAAAAAAGATGGCAAATTAGAGTTTTGGAAATGCAATAATGTAGCAAAAAATAATCCAGAATATAGTTTTGTGATTGAACCTCTTGATTGGGCTAATTGTGAAGATAATGTAGATGAAATAATAGGTATAGTTCATAGTCACCCAGAAGGTGAATTTAAATTTAGTGAAAATGATATTGCTAGTTGTAATTATTTAGATGTGCCTTTTTATCTTGTTGAACCAACAACTCAAAGTATCATTCATATAGAACCTCAAAAAATATGAAAAAAATAAGAGTATATGGAAGATTAAGAAAATTTACAGGACAAGCAGAGTTTGTCGCTGATGTTGCAAGTCCACTTGAAGCTTTGAGTTTTTTAAAATGTAATTTTAAAGGAATTGAAGAACACATGGCTCAACAGCCCT